AAGACAAATAGCCACCTACTACCGTAGCGCCAGCAACCGCAGTCATTCCCCAAGTCATAATATTTCCTTTACCTCAAATGAAGCAATTAAGCCCATGTCATTGTAACTTGGCGCAATTACTTCTGACTCAATTTCGTTTAAATTCTCTTCCCCAACGTGTTCGGTCAAATGAACCGTTGTCCAGATCGTATCTTCTTCGGCGTACACGGCGCGCTTAAGCCCGACTTCAGAGATAAAAGTACAAGGTGCTTCTAAGTGTTTTTGCCCAAACTCGGTAAAAACAGTAACTTTGCCCTTAGAGATAAAATTCAAATGCTGGTGGCGGTGAATTTTACCAATGATCAGCGTTCCTTTTGGGATTAGCATCTCGCGGGCGTAGGTACAACATCCGTACTTTTCATCTTTAGGCGTAAAGTAGTGCTTAAGCGTACAGTCTTCTAGCGTAGATTGAACTGCGCCATCATCAATTAACTTTTGCAACCCGTCTTGCACAGTCAAAATATCTTGCCTAAATTTAACTTTAGCAGGTGTATTTTGAAATAGCGAGGGGCTGTAAGTTACCTTCACACCGCCTCCGCGCCGCTTGCCGTAATTGTTAAGCCAGTTACAGAGGCTTTGATTTGGATGGTTTCACCGGCGTTCATAACCTGAAGACCGTTCCATTGGAGCGTTTCTTTGGCGTTTAACGGCTGCTGGTAAAACATAGCGTTACCTGTACCCGCCGTGCCTGATACAGGCACTAGGTACACGTCAAACGTGGCAGAAGCTGCTGTGGTATTGACCACGTCTATTTCTTTGACCATAGCCCGCGTAGACGCGGGGGTAGTGTACAAGGTCGTGGCGCCCGTAGTGATTGCGGCTTGACCTAGCTTGACGGGTGTTATCGTTGAGTACGCCATTACAATCCTATCCACGCTAAAACGGTATTGCTATCCGCTTGGGTATTTAAATTTGTACCTGTAACTGAACCGCCTGAGATAACCACGGCGTTTGCGTTTTGGGTAGCAATTGTTCCTAAACCAGACACTTGGGCGTTAGTGATAACAATTGGCACGGTTGCGGCGGCGGTTAGCTGCCCTCTTGCGTTAACGGTAAAGGTTGCTACCGCCGACGCGGAACCATACGACGCAGCCGATACGCTAGTGTTAGATATGCCAACTGTAAGCGAACCACTAGCAGTAGTGCTAAAAAGCCCTGCGCCCGTTGTCAAATATGCAACCGTATATGCGCCGGTGTTGTTGCCGATTAAGATTTGACCGTTTACCGGAGCAATACCTGTACCCGTACCGCCGGCGGTAGTAGGTGTTACACCTGACCCACCGCCTACAATAGTGTTGATATTGTTAAAATATCTAAACCATTGCGTTGTCATTAAACCCGTATCGGTTTCAATAAGCGGTACGCGGGGGGCGGGGATTTGGGTAATGTTAGGCATTGGTGCCACTGATGATTAGTTCAGCACCCACAATGTCAATCTTAACCGGATCGGTGCCTGACACTTCATAGACACGGTCACGCAACTTTTGCGTCATACCTAAACGTCGCCAAATGGCGCGAGTGCCGTATTCACCAATTCTACCCATCGACACCCAATGTTCGTTTGACCATGTGTGGCCACCATCATCAGACCAGCGAAGCATGACTTGAGGCGTGTAGCCTGGTGTTTCGGGGTATGCGGTAGTCGATAGCGCGTACCCATCAGGGTAAGGCTCTGTTGCGTCAACAGTCACCAAAGGCTCAAACCCGTCGCCGCTTTCAGTTGTTAATTGGTCATTAGCTTGAGTAACCAAATAACCTTGAGTAAACTCGGCTACCAATACGTCGCCTGCTTCGGTCGTTAAATCTTCATCGCCGTCGTATGCAGGGTACAGGTTTAGCCCAACACCTGTTTCGCAAGTCAATTGCAAACTGTGTTGCGAGGTGCGTTTTAAGTTGTTTTGGCCAGTAGGCAACGCGCGCCACGATCGTAACCATTTTTGTGGTTGGTCATTGTCGGCGTATTGCACCAAATCTAATTGATAAATGTTGCCGTTTTCAAAATCACCAACAATAATATTGCCTTGAAAATTGCATTGGCAGTTGCCACGGTTGCGGGTAAACGCGCCGTTTAAAAAACCTGCACGTTCATGCCAACCTTGGGTGGCAACGTCGTACACCCATGTAATGTTGGCGGTTGGAAAATTTAGCACATAAAAGGCATGACCGTCTTGTTGGTAGGTGTAGCCTACCGCGTCAGACATATTGCCGTATTGTTGGATTTGCCACTCTACCGCGTGAGTGCTGATACGCACGCCTGTATAGCCTTGCGAACGATAAACAATACCTTGACCGCGAGCATCTTGACCAAGCCAAAACAAACCATTGTCCAATTTTGCAACTGAGAAAGCAGCAGCGCAGCCAATTTCATTAAATGCGCCTTGAATACGGGTAAGCGGAAAATCGGGTAGCCCCGCGTCGTACCAAACCTCAATTGAATCCGTACCAAAAAGCCACGCCTCGCGGTGGTCTACATTTAAACATACCAAGCCGTCGGGTGAGCCTTCGGCGCTTGCAAAAGACAACGGGTCAATTTGTGTGCCGTCAAGCAATTGCGATACCCAAACGCGTTGACTGTTTGGCTCGTTAAATACAAAGTAACCGTCAAGGTAACTTACCGTCACCGCACCCGCAAAATCAGGATCAGTAATTTCGGCAAATTGGTCTAAGGTTTCGTTGTAAATGTATGATCGGGGATTACACGCAATAAATATTTGTGTGCCGTTATCGGCAATTGATACTTGACCCGCGCCACTGATGGCGCCTAACAATCGAGGTGTAGCGGAAGTGCCGGTAAGTTTATAAAATTCTTGCCCTGACGCGACGTAAAAATCCGAACCGTTTGTTTGGTGCGCCCACAACCCACGGATGGGGCCTGTACCAACGGTCTGCAAGAACTTTAACCCTGGCGCTCTATTTAAAAACGCCGGTGTCTGACCGCCCTCTGGGATCATCTCAGGAAACAGATTCACCATTCGGCTATCCGCAGCGTTTACGCTGCGAGCGACATAAGCGCTACCGAGGATGGGCGTTTGCATTAAGCACTCACAACCTTAATGATTGCAAAACGGATAACAATTGCGTCGGTCAACGCACCAAGGGTCAAGTTGCTGACGTTAATCGAAGCTGACCCTGCGGCTGTAGATGCGTTAAATGCATAAGCGCCCAATGTACCGCCAGAGATATGGTTCATCACAATAATGTCGCCCGCCTCAATTACGCTGTTTGTCAGCGTAAACGAAACAATCGACGTCGCCGCAAGTGACGCCGCGTTCATTGTAATTTGGCCGTTAGACGTATTTAAAGTTACGCCGGTTGCTTTGTTTGTAGCTTGGACAACCGCGCCGCCCGAACCTGTGGCGTAACCTTGTTTGCCCGTTCCGGTAATGGTTTGATTGCCGGTGGTACTCAAGCTAGTGCCTGTTGCAACACCCAAAACAGGTGTTACTAAAGTTGGAGTGGTAATTGTAGGTGATGTTGCAAATACCGCAACACCCGTACCTGTTTCATCTGTTAACGCAGCCCGCAAATTGGCACTTGAAGGCGTACCTAAAAAAGTATCTATGCCTGTACCAAAACTTGTGATACCTGTGCCACCTTTTGCAACCGCAAGAGTTCCAGTAGTATTTGCAATTGGTAGCCCTGTACAGTTAGTCAGAACGCCCGAGGTGGGCGTACCTAACGCTGGAGTTACAAGCGTAGGGCTAGTAAACAAAAGCGTGTTGGTAAGCTGTTTGGTAACGCCGCCTTGCACAATTGGCAATACGTCTGACGTGGCAGCAGAGGTTGCAACAGGCAGCGCAGTAATGGCTACGTTTGACATGGTTAATCCTTAATAATTACCAGAGTAGATGTTAAAGCGCTGACGGTTTGATACCAAAGCGTAAGGCATTGACATGATGTCGTCAGGGTTGTTGATGCGTTTTAAGTTGCGCTTAGAAGTCATTGCAATGCGCGACACTTGTTGCGACGGCTCAACACCAAACTCAGGCGCAAGTTCACAAGCCAAGTTGTAGCGAAATGCCCTCATGTACCCAGGCGGGAAGTAAAGTTCGGTTGCAAGGGTTGCGGGTTCGTCTAGCGCTTGCGCTGAGATAAAATGCCATTCCAATTCCCGTGTGGGTTTTGGATAAATGGTCATTGTAATGTTGGGATATTCCATGTTGATCCACATGACTTGTGGATAAGTGGAAGTTACCGTTTTTACAGCAATACCATCGTATTGTTGTTGGTTAATCATTTTAATGCCAAACGACACATTGGTGCTTGGATCGCGGAAATAGGTAGCGTCGTCCAACAGAACAGGGCGTACACCTACAAAGTCACCGCTTGGCCCAAGCGTTCGCATGATCGTGTCAACTGGCCACAGAAATGTCTGATCAATCGTATTAAACGTCGATAACTTTTCGGTTGACCAACTGTCAATCATTTGATTGAGCGTTGTCAATGCGTCTTGCGAAGTAGCGGCTGAAGGCGTTTCATTCTCAGCTAGTACGCCAAGTAGTTTTAAAGCCCCATTGATTTGGTCGCCCGCTGTGTAAGTTGCCATAGTTATTCCGAAGTTTTACGACGACGTTTTAGCTCGTTGACAGGCTCCACCTCTACAGGCGTATCCAAAGTATAACGTGTCCACCCGCTTTTTTCATCATATTCCGCTTCCAAATCTGAGGTTGCGACTTTTTGACCATGAGTGGGGTGCTTAAGATAAATGTGCATTTAATATCCTAATGCGAGGGGCGAGGATCGCCCGCCCCTCTATGCGTTAACCAGCGATACGGTTAAATACATAAGTGCCGTCACCCGACTTGCGAGCGCGGAAATTGCAAGACGTACCAGCAGCAACAGCAGCAGCACCAACAATGGTCGAACCGGTGTTGGCCGTAACTGTAGCGGCGTTAGTTGCGCCTGTGTTGATGATAAAAAAGTCAAAACAGCTATTGACTTTCATGCTTGGGAAAGCTGCGTCAATATCAACGCCCAACGGTAAAGTCAAGTTAACGGCTGCGCCGGTGTAAGTGATGATACCGTTTGCCAATTCAGCGGGGGTCAGAGTGGCCGCTGCTGTTTTAGCGATTGGTGCTGATTGAACTGAAAGGATGACTTCGTTTAAATTGCCATCGCCAAGTTGATAGCCGCCTGCGCCATTTGGAAGTGCCATGATAAATTTCCTTTAAAAAGTTTAGAAACGGGGGCATAAGCCCCCATTTGTTTAGCCCCACAAACGAACGGCTGTGACCGGACGGATTGCAGCAAAACCGTACAGAACGTCAATACGGCAAGGCAGACGGTCGTTGTTAATATCGTACTGACGCACGATACGCAGCGAAATACCGTTATGCACTTGGCGTGACGCCATGTCCACACCCTGTGGCAACAGCAAGTCAGCAGTTGCCAAAGTGATCGCATCTTTATGATAGATTAAGTTTTGTGGGTATGCTGTTGCTGAACCACCCAAGAACGTCAACACAGCGTTAGCGGCGGGGAACGAATCCACAGTAGCCAAAGCGTTTGTAGGCGTATAGATTGGTGGGCTGACAGTCAAAGTTGCGGTTGTCGTTGATGAAACGACTACTGGAACTGTTACAACAAACTGTTGCAACGAACCGGTGGTTTGACGGGTTTGTGGGTTAACAGCGTAAACACCAGCAATAGTGAACACGTCGCCTACGTTAAACGTAGGTGAGCCGGTTGTGAAGCTAATGGCCAAAGAAGTTGCACCTTGAGCAGTCACAGTTGAAGCCACGATTGGGGCAACAGGAGTCACGCCAGTTGTGAAACTAGCAATAGATTGGCTCATGTTCATTTCGTCCAGACCCAAAATGCCTTCACCCATCATGCCGCTTTTGAATTGCTTGCTGATGGTGCTAGTTGGGTTGAACAAACCTTTCATGCCTTCGACCAGACCGGCGTTGGCAGCGGGGTTAACCGTTGCGTAGCGCTGATCCATAGGTGTTGCGAACTCGTTTAGCTTTTGGTTAGCTTGGAGCAGAACCAAAGACGTGGCGGGAACGGTGCCTGGTGTACCAACTGAGTTGTAAATGCTCTTGAACGAAGTTGCAACGTCTGCGTCAACGCTAGAAGCCAATTGGCTTACGCGTGGCTTCAAGACACGTTCTGCAAAGTCATCTAACTGCATTGTCAATTCAGCAGAGGTGAAGTTAACACCGATATGCTTTTGGCTTGACACAGTCAAAGTTGTAAATTGCTCATTGTCGTCCTGAACTTGCAGGGCGGCGCCGTCGGTGACCAAAGCGCGGTCAGGTAAACGGATACGCAGGGTTGAGCCAATCTTTGCGCCTTCAACAGCGAAAGAGTCGTCATATTGACGGTTGACGTTACGACTTAGCACCAGGTTGTTCTCGAGGATTTCGAGCGACTTGCGGGTGATCATGTCGATTGTAAGAATCGAGTTTGCCATGATAATTCCTTAAAAATAAGTTAGCGGTTGCGTTGCGATTCCCACTTTTTCACTTGGCGTTGACGTTCGGCTTCAATCCATTCTGACGTAGACATTGACTTTACAGAGCGTGGGTCAGTAGTGTCATACGTCGGACTGCTTGAGCCTTTGCCTGAAACAGGTGAAATAGGTGCTGGCGCGTTAGTAGTGCGTTTGACCGGTGGATCAGCCATCAATTTGGCTTCAAGTTTACCGATCTCTTTGGCTTGCATGATGGGCGTTAATCGTGAAATACGTTCGGCTTCTTTTGGGTTAGAACCTAAGTGGTATGCCACTTCGGGGCCAATATCAGAAGCTTGAATCGTCTGAGCCATCACAGTAGTAATCGGAAGGTTTGGGTTGTATGCGACCTGTTCAAAGTCATCATATTTGCCGCGAACTTCCTCTTCCTTGTCGTGGTAAGCCTCAATAATTGTCGACTGCTCTTGTTGTTCCCGTTGCCTAGCGACTAATTCTTGGGCTTTTTGAGTAGCTAATGCATCCGCATACTCTTCAACGCTTCCAAATTGGTCAGCCGAGGGAGGAACAACAGGTGCAGCCGGAGGCTGACTACGTTGTGACTGCTCTCTTTCCCACTTTCGTTGCTCTCTTGCAAGTCGTTTACCAATGGCGGCATCAAGTTCCTCTTGCGAGAATGTCTTGGGCGCTTCTTCCGGCGTTTGTACTTCAGAGATTGGGGCTACCGTAGCTTCCAATTCCGGCGCGGGTACTTCCGCTGAACTTACTTCTTCTGACATGGTTTACTCCGAGGAGTCCTGATGGTTCGCACCAGTACGATAATTGTATTACTTAGTTTTGGTTATAGCAATAACTGTTAATCCCAAATTCGATACGGTGTACCTGTTACAGTAACTTGGTACGGCTTAATCGTGTCGGGTAATTTGCCACGCAGATTAACGTGCCAGCCGCCTACATCGACCATTTCATCAAACTCATACCCATCTTCGCTTTTAATCTTTACGCCGCTGGGTTTGTAAATTAAGCCAATTACGTCAGTCAGGTAATCAGGCGCATCGCTGTAGCAAACTTTTTTATCTTCGTCAGTATATTTAATCCACACGCCTTCTTTGATAAACGCAGCAGTTGCCGTAGCTTGGTCAGTAAATTTTAAGTGAATGTCTAACGGGTTCATTGTGTGCCTATTTAGAAAACGCTTGCCCTTCGGCGTTTAATATACGTTGCTTGTAAAATTTCAAATTTTTAACGTAACCATTTAAATATACCCCAACAAAAGATACGCCAATTTGCAATTGAGTAATAGTAGGTATTGCAAGAGCAGCAGTTGAAGTTTGTACTGTACCGTTAGCATAAGAAACAGTATTGCTAACTTTGTAGGCCATGCCAATGTTTACAATTGTATTTGCAACAGTTACGCCCAATGGAGTTTGATCTAATTGAGAAACAGAAGCTGCGGTCATAGTTACGCCTAAAGCACCTGAACCTCTATAAAAACAATTTATAAAATTTGTCGCTGTAGTGTCATTTGCACTAAATATTGCTGTTGAGCCTATAGTCGCTTGTCTAGCAATTACTGCCGAAGCTACAAAAGCCCCTTCACTTGCGTTATACCAACTACTAAAGTTAGTACCCGTCATTGTCGCTGTGTCAGCCGTGCGTGTGACTTGTGAGGCTACTGTTGGAATGTAACTAGTAGCAAATGCACCTGCTTCAAGTTGAAAACCCCAAGCTAGGAATTTATTAGTTGCCGCCATGCCGTACAAAATTAGAATTGTTGCGACTGTAGTTGTTGTATAAGTACCAGTTACTCGAAACCAACCATTGCCTACGTTTTGTGTACTTGATGACGTAACCGATGCGCCGACAGCAGTAATTGCACCAGTTTGAGTGTTTACATCAATGTAACCATTTGCAGGGTTTGCATCGCAACCTACTCTTGCCCCCGTACCACCTGATACATATTTTAAATAAATACTAAACGTATGGGGAAGCCCAGAAACTACAGTAAACGCACGGTACACACCACTTAATGCGCCACTTGCCAAAAATGAATCAGCCGTGACAGTATTGCCTGGTGATGTACCATCGTTAGCAACAATAGTCGGTGCGTTATTTGGATTCCATACTACGTTATCTAATTCTTCACTATATGAAATTAGATTTGTTCTTAATTCTTCAATTAACAACCCTTTGCAAGTTAATGCAACAGGATCATAATCAAATCTTGGAAGATCAGCATTTATCGGAACAACATAACCGCTTGAGTTTGTAACTGTTGCGGTATTGCCTGTGCGTGTAAAAGTCACACGACTATCTAAACTAGCCGTTGTAAAGTCCAACGCCATTCTAGGTAACACACGCTCTGTTGCTGTCAAAGAAAATGCTGGCGTAATCATTTAATCC